TTCTACAGTTACAACACCTTCTTCTACAGTTTCTTCAACTTCTACAGTTACAACACCTTCTTCTACAGTTTCTTCAACTTCTACAGTTTCTTCAACTTCAAAAGTTTCTTCAACTTCAAAAGTTTCTTCAACTTCAAAAGTTTCCTCTACATCTACAGTAACATCTTCCACAATTTCTTTTACGGTATCTTCTTCAGTTACAACTGCGGTGTCTTTTAAGTCTTGTTCTTCAGATTGTAAATTATTAGAAGTATCCGAATCTCCCAATATTTTTTTAATCCATTCTATAAAATACTTCGTATAATGTTTACCTTCATATTTCTGAATACTATTCATACCATCAATAAAAATAACTCTTGGTAATTCACTCCCAGTAGATTGGATTCTAGGAAACAACTTTAAAATGGCCCCCGCTTGATCAACTAAAAATTTTACTAAAACAACATCATCGCTAGTAATATATTTCTGATACGCTTGTAATAAGTACCACTCATTGGAACTTTCAATAGATGTTTTTTCAAGTGTATAACATAATAAGAAAATCTTTTTACCATTAGTAATTAATTGCATTAATCTCGAGTAATTTGTGTTATCAATATCTAATACTAACATATATTATTAATTATATTATTTTTATTTGTAAATAACGTTTTTTCTAAAATATAATTTCGTAATTATATTCATTATATAAAATCATAAATAATAATGAATACATGGAAATGGAGCAAAGGAGAACCATATTATAAAAGTGCTCGAACTAACAAAAATGAAAAAAAGGTCGACGATGAATCAAATTTAGATTTCGATTCACAACAAAACGCAATTCGGCAATCTTTAGAACAAAATACATTTTTTAACCAAGACGCAGATATGCTTTCAATAACGAATTCCATGTTTTCTAGACACGCTAATGATGCTGTTACAAGACGAGAAGATTTGGATACTAAAATCGCCGACAGAGAAATGGTATCCCAGCGCGGTGTGAATCCGTTTCTACAGACCAGTTATGTAAATGATATTGTCACTCGTGATATGTTTTTAAAACCAGTTAATACCACACAAGGTCGCACTAAAAATACGGATCAAGAATCATCAACGAACTATGCTCCCACAGTTTCATAGTGAATTTATATACTTTTTACACACATGGTATGTAATAATCGGTTGACTAAATAAGCCAAAAAGGTGTTTAATAATACCAATGCGGCATTAACAATAAACATGACATTTAACTTCTTGAAATGTGTTAACGCAAAATAAAGAATGGAAATCGCGCTAAAGACGAATCCAATACCGAAAAAAATAGATAAAGCGTAAAAATAAACGCAATATTCGCGAGGCAATGGCCCAAAGTACATGTTCATCAAATCGTTCATTATATAATTAATTTATATTTTATTTTTTATAGTATATTTTATTTTTTATAGATTTTACAGTGTTTTATCAAAATACTTTATTTTAATAAAACTACTTAAACAATTATTTAAAAACTTAAGTAATGACTACTGCTACTACATATTCAACCCAAAACGATTTACTGCTTAAAAATCTGCTTACCTTTTACAAGACTGATATAGACGGTGTTTACGATTCAGAAAATAACTTGGACCAAATGTTGCGCATTATTACCGGAGAGTCGAAAATCTCCTTACGTATTGTCGACTGGTTTGCTACCAATTATGCGAAAAAGTATTACACGCTTTATACGATTGACCAGAGTCAAGATAATGTCCACCGGCGCTTCAAAGTATACGACGATTACAAGTTGAAATTGAAAGCTTACAGCAAAAGACGTTTTGATCCTTTTTGTCGCTGGGAACGCATCAGCATTCCTTATACCGATGGAAAATTTATTGAGACCACAATTGGCCAACTCAATTTCTTCAAATGGGCGCTAGAAAATAAGGTCGTCGATTATATTGAGAGCAATTATGATGTCATTGAGAAGGATATGAATTCACGTAACAGCACGTCGAAGCGCAAGGAACAGATCGTCGACAATTCGAAGACGAGAAAGAAGCGCGAAGAGTTGTCGATATCGGCGACTAAGAGCATAAAGAAGGAGAAGGTGGAGATTGTGGTACAATTTAATTGAGAGGGTTGGTCGGTTTCGTTTTCGAAAACAAAACCAAATAATCGATAAAACAATATAAAGAGAGTCCACTTATATTATTTATAAAATGGAATCACTAAACATAGTTGAGCTCATTGAAAACAATCCAATTACCAAGTTTTCGAGTGATTATAATAACAAATTGCTGGCAAAAATTAAAGATTCTTTTACGGATTTTCAACAACAGCTATTTTTATCTAGCTTTTACTGCTACTTAAAATATCATCCTACTAATGATTTTGTTATTGATTTAGATGATGTGTGGAAATGGATGGATTTTTTCCAAAAACAACGCGCAAAGGAATTATTAGAAAAAAATTTTGTTATTGATAAGGATTATAAATGTTTACTTACTTTTGAAAGTGAGCAAAAAAAAGGGAGAGGCGGTCACAATATAAAAAAGATTATGTTAAACGTTAAAACATTTAAATCGCTTTGTCTGAAAGCTGGAACTAAAAAGGCCGACGAGATTCATGATTATTATATGAAACTGGAAGACATAATTCAAGATGTTCTTACCGAAGAAAGTATAGAATTAAAGAATCAACTAGAACAACAAAATAAAGTATTAGAACAACAAACGTTAAAACTGGAAGAAATAACTCTTTCATCGGAAAGAGAAAAAGAATTATTAGTTGAAAAAACATTGATTGAACAATTTCCTTTGAATACACAATGTATATATTATGGCAAAATTGATAACAAAAGTTTAGGACAAGCACATCGGTTACATAATGAAACGCTAATTAAATTTGGTCAAAGCAATAATTTGGCTGAACGTGTAAAATGTCATAAAAAGAATTTTATGAATTTTAGATTGGTCGCAGCATTTAAAGTGAAGAATAAGATTGAAATTGAAAACGCCATTAAAAAACATCCTATGCTTAAAAAACAAATGCGCATTTTAACTGTCGAAAATCCAGATTATAAAGAGGAAAACTATAGAGAAATTTTGGCATTAGATGATAACCAATTTACATTAGATAAAATAGATGGATATATTCGTGAAATAATTAAACAAAATGAGTATAACATTGAAAATTACAATTTGTTAGTTGAAAAAAATAGTCAATTAGAAGATACTATAAGACAAATGGAAAACGAAATTAAGGAGAAGAATAATATAATAGAAAACACCAATAAAGAACTTCAGAATTATAAATCAGATGTTACTGCGGATTCCAAGAGTAAAATAGCTAGTAATTTTGCTATTTGTAAATATGGGTATTATTTATATGCGTTTGAAAGTGAGCCGATGCGATATAAATGTTCCATTGTGAGACAAAAGGACTTTGAATATGTGAATAAAAATCTAAAAGAATTAGATTCAAATGGGGAAATGAAATATTATACGAAAGTATCCTATCCTTTTTCCGAAAAAGTAATGATTTTTTTGTTAAAACAAAATTGTACTTCCGTAGGAACTAACAAATTCGAAAGTAGCTACGAAATTATTAAAAAGATTTTGGATATTACCGTTAAATTAGAATCACTATTAATTGAAAAAGGCGATCATCTTGAGTTATTATCTGATATATTTGATGGTAATAATATTGGGTCGGTAGAAGAACATGTAGAGCCAGATGAGCCAATTGTTAAAAAAACGAAGCGTTCTATTGACCAAATCAATAAGGATACTGGAGAAATTATAAAGTCATATGAAAGCATAGAAGCGGCTGGACGATCTCTTGGCTTAACTACCGGAACAGCCGTGGGAATTGCATTAAGGGAAAAACGAGTATGTAAAGGGTTTTTATGGCGATATTCTGGTATCTCTAAGGAAGACCAGTATTCAGAACAACCGGTAATAAAAGTATGTTGTGCTACTGGTGAAAACACATTTTTCAAAACCATTGCTGCTGCGGCAAAAGACGCAAAAATAAGTCAACCGGCATTACGACAACGTATCATAACAAAAGTCCATCTGAATGGATATCATTGGGTATTCGACAAATCCGCATCCCATTATTAAATCATTTTACATGTAATCAACCAAAATTACATGTAAAAATAGAAAAAAAATAAATAGAAAGTATAAAATCTAACAATTTAGAAAAAATAATGAGGAATATCATTTTTATTAATAACCGTATTATTGAGCAACAAGTCTCTCATATCATACAATAAATCTTTATTCGCATTTAATATACGCAAACTTTCATCGTAAGCTTCAATAACTAACTGCATTGTTTCCTTATCCATATTAAATTTAGTATATTCAGAATATTTATTATTATAAAATCCATTATTACCATCGTCGTTAATATTTTCATTAAAGAATACTTCCATTTTTTCACCCATACCAAAATTACCAATCATTTTTTGCGCCAATTGATTTGCTTGTTTCAAATCTTGGACAGCACCTAAGGATACAAAATCATTACCATAATACACTTTTTCTGCTGCTTTGCCACCCATTGTTATAATGAGCCGTTTTTTTAATACATCGCGCGTATACAAACCGCCCTCTTTAATTTCGGTATTTTCACTAAAAATAGTATACCCGCCCGCTCCAGAATAAGTCGCTTGAATCGAAACTTTTTGTAAATTAAAATATTCGGGATATTGAAGAGCCATAATAGCATGTCCGCTTTCGTGTACAGCAACTCTTGTTCTCGTATTCAAAGAAACATCATTATTATTTCGAATAAGACCTACAATTATTTTTTCAAAAGCATTAAATAAATCCTTTTCACCTATAATCACATTTTTCTGTCTAGCAGTAAGTATAGCCGCCTCATTTATTAAATTCTTCAAATCTGCTCCCGAAAATCCATCGGTGATTTCTGCCAAAGACTTTACATCAACATTCGGCTCTATATTCTTTGAGCTTAAATAATAATTCAATATTTTTTCTCTCGAAAATTTATCCGGAAGCGGGACTTTAATAATTCGGTCAAATCTGCCGGGTCTTATCAGTGCTTTATCCAAAATATCCTTTCTATTAGTAGCTGCTAAAACCAAAATTCCATCATTGTTAGTAAACCCATCCATTTCAAATAAAATTTGATTCAATGTTTGTTCCCGCTCGTCGTTTGTCGCTAAAGCGGACCCGGAGCCACGTTGTTTACCAATAGCATCAATTTCATCAATAAAAATGATACACGGTGACCTTTCTCTTGCGTTTTTAAATAATTCTCTTACTCTTGCGGCGCCCATTCCAACAAACAATTCTACAAATTCAGCACCAGATACGCTAATAAAAGACGAATTAGTTTCGGTGGCGATTCCTTTTGCTAATAGTGTTTTTCCCGTTCCCGGAGGGCCCTCTAACAAAATACCTTTGGGCATTTCAGCTCCAACAAGTTTAAAGTCGTTTGTATTATCTAAAAATGAAATTACTTCTTTACACTCTTCCAAAACTTCTGGACTCCCAGCCCAACTACTCAGAGAAACATTCGGTGTAATAAATAAATTATCGTCTTTATTTACATTACGATTTATCATATTCATTGAATTCATCGAATTTATTGAATTCATCTGCGAACCAAATGAATTGAAACTACGTAAAAGTAAAATAATAAAAAATAATGGCACTAAAAATCCGGATACGTTAAATATAATTTCAAGTCCAGTTTGTATTAGTGAAATAAAAGTTGATTTTGAATAAAAATCGATAAAATAAATGGGAATATTATGGTCATAACCTTTATTCAAAATATATTGAATTTCAATCGGTGCGACTTGAGCTAAATGAAATTTGTCATTAATACTATTAGTAATAATATTATCCACGCCTACTAATTGTGTGTTATCCTTAGAAATAAATATTTCAGATATCTTATCTGAATTGATATCGTTAATTAAATCTATAACATTTTCTTTATTAAAAAACCCATTGTATTTTTGTATTAAATCTATATAGTCATTATTTAACATTTTTCGTGGTTGAAATGTAGTCCGTGGTTGAAATGTAGTACGTATGTGAAATGTAGTACACCTTTGAAAAACAGTTTTAATTATAAAACTATCGCAGCTTTGTAGTAAATTAAATAAACAAAAAATGAGGACATATATATGCATTATTAATATAGTGTATTAATCTCTATATTATATTAATTTAAACATAATATAATAATAATAATTATATGATTTTTTATAAATGTTATATACACATATTTTATTTACATTTATTTTATTTTCTGAATATGACAACATCTTCGTTTGAGATAAACACGAAAACAAATTTATTTAATCATTGGAACTGTATTGGAATAGTAAACAAAATAGATTTTTCCAAACCATATACGGTTAATGTAGGTGAATTACCTTTAGTTATATGGAAAGTTCCTAACATAAATCAATTCGCAGCATCTATAAATATATGTAAACATATGGGGTCAAAATTAGATAATGGCGAAATTACTGAATCCGGATGTCTAAAATGTAAATACCATGGATTAGAAAATACATTCGATGAACGTATTGGCGAAACAATTGAACATGAAGGTAAATTATTTTGGTCATATAATCCTTTGTTTGCTAAACCACCTTTGGTACCTTTTTTCAATAATAATAAATTTCAAAAATCTTATTTGGAAATTGATATGGATTGCTCGTTAAAAGACAGCGCATTTAATTCCATGGATTTAAGGCATCCGGAATATGTTCATGGAGGGTTCTTTGGGTTTGGTAATAACATTCCTCCTAAAAATATAAAACACTATAAATACTCTGACGAAAAGGTTGGTTTATCATTTGATTATATTTCCAAGCAGAATATCCAACAATTAAATTCAAACAGTCAATTTACGAATAATTTTCATATGTATGAATATCCCAGTTTTACTTGGTCAAAAGTAACATTTGATAGAAATAAACATCTTATAATAGGTGTAAATTTTTTACCTTTAGAAGAGAAAAAAACAAGATGGTATGTCACTGTTTGTAACAATTATTTTACAAGTAATATTCAAAATGAATTTTTAAAAATGTTAGCATATGTGATATTGACGCAAGATTTAAAACAAATGAAAAATCAGCATAAAGAGGATCTATTAAAAGAGGAAATGCTATTTTCGTATATATTTAAAGACGAAGAGATAATGTTATGGCTGAAAAAAATGTTTGATTCTTATAATTATCCAAATATGTTGAATTGTGTAGAAATGTATCGGGATTATAATAAAAAGTTATAAAAATATGTCCCCTCAATATTAAATTATTTTTAAAGTTAAACATTTAAAAATAAATTACGGTTTTATTTAATGGGCAATACACAATCAATGAAAAAAATCAATTTCGAAGATTTACAAACCGCCGTAAGAAATCCCGAAATCTATTTACTCATCAATACGCTCCCTAATTCGGAGCAACAATGTCTCATTTTTAATACGATTAGCGTCGATCAAGAAGAAGTCATTATCAACAAATATATGAAAGAAAACAAAAGTATACGTATTATTGTTTATGGCAAGAATTGTAACGACGAAACCGTTTCTAAAAAATATCAACAACTGCTTACTATTGGTTTCTACAATGTTTTTGTATATCAAGGCGGTCTCTTTGAATGGCTTATGCTTCAAGATATTTATGGGAAAGATTTGTTTCCAACTAACAAAAAAGAAGTAGATATATTAAAATACAAACCGCCCCCAGTACTTAACATTTCTTTAATAGAGAATGGTTAGATTTACTTTGGTTATAAAATGGATGGTAATTTAGTCGTTTTTATTGGTATAAAGTCATCTATTATCATATTTAATGCGATATTCGATAATTGGTCCGCGCGCTTGTTCTTTTCTCGGTAAACATGAATAAATTCGATATATCGAAACTGTTTTTTAAGTTCGCATACTTCGCCGTATAATTCGAGTAACAGTGGATTCCTCACTTTATACACATCGGTAACTTGATTGATGACCAGTTGGCTATCACCGAAAACAATCAGTTCTTTTATGTCATAATCGATTGCTTGATTCAAACCGAATATTAGAGCATTGTATTCAGATTGATTGTTGGTTTTTAGTCCAATGTATTTGTAGCCGCCCCATAATTCGTCGTTATTTTTATATATGACAGCTCCTATACCAGCGTGTCCGGGATTGCCTTTACTACAGCCGTCGAAATACATGGTATAATCGCATGTAGGAAACACTTTGGCTAGTTGTGCGGGTTTTGTTTTAATAATCGGTATAAATATATTATCTGTTTCGGTTTTGTTCATAGTGTTCATAATTATGTGGTTATGTTTTTAAATAAGTTTGTTTCAATTATATTTTATACTGAAAAACAATATTAAAAACAATTTTCAAACAAATATTATGCGTCTCTTCCATTTATTATACCTCTTTTTAGTTCTCTTTGTAAACGCGGATACCGAATGCCCCTTAACAACAAATGGTAAAAACGAACTATCATCGTCGACAAATACATTTCGTTTCGTCCAATACAATGCCGAATGGCTTTTCATCGATTATTATAGTGCTATGAAATGCCCCGGTGACGGATGTACATGGAAAACCGAAGCCGATGCCGAAACCCACTTATCCTATGTAGCCGATGTAATTCGTGACTTGGAGCCGGATTTAATCAACATTTGCGAAATCGAGGGATGTGATGAACTTCATATGTTAAATGACCTATTAAACACTAGTTATACACCTTTTTTAAAGAAGGGCACCGACACCGGTACCGGACAAAACGTCGGATTTTTATCAAAAGTTAGCCCTCTCGTTGACTTGTATCGCAGTGAGGAAAAGGTGGCGTATCCGATTGCGGGGTCCCAGTGTTACACTGGTGTATCAAATGTGTCCGGGAGCACTGGTGTATCAAAACATTACATCACTGAGTTCCAAGTAGGCAACACAATGGTCGCACTGATTGGCGCACATTTGCTTGCGATTCCGACTGACCCGGCACGCTGCGTTCAGCGCGAAGGCCAAGCACAAGTGTTACAGAATGTGGTTGCTGGATATATTGCGAAACGATATGAAGTCATGGTGGTCGGCGATTTCAATGACTATGATGAAACGGTTTTGGACGTTAATGACAATAAACCGACGTCAAGAGTGCTGAGTATTTTAAAGGGTCAAGACGGTGCGCAGAAGGGTGCGTATAATTTGACGAACGTTGCGTACCGCATTCAAAAGGAGGAGCGCTATTCAGATTGGTGGGACTCGGACAATAACTGCGCGACTAATACGGATGCGGATTTTTCAATGATAGACCATGTATTGGTAACACCGTTGATAGATAGTAAGATAAGTAATGTGTTTATCTATCACGGGTACCCAGAGTATTGCGGTAAATGGAATTCAGACCATTATCCATTGGTTGTTGATTTCCACCTTTAAGAAAGGTATTAAGCGAAGCGGGGCCAAACTTATT